GAGCCGGTTGTTGAATATCGTGTATATCTGTTCCGGTGTGCTATCCTCCGGTACAGGGTCTGCGTCGTATATGCCGTCAACGAGCCCCAGACCAAGAGCCTCGTCTGCTGTCAGCCAATGGTCCGTTCCGTCAAAATAGGCTGTCTTGATAGCTGCCTTATCCTTGCCAAGCCGCTCGGCATACATCTGACACAATGTGTCCTCCAGGCTCTCCATCTCATCAAGCACCTCCTTCAGGTCTTTCTTGTTCCCATAGCAGCCACCGCTGACACTGTGGAGCATCAGTCTGGCGTAACGGCTCATATATACCGGCTTTCCACATAGTGCAATAACACTCGCCATAGAAGCTGCAACTCCATCCACATAAAGGGTGATGTTCGCCTTGCTTGCACGCAGGGCGTTGAAGATGGCTATGCCCGTATATACTTCGCCGCCAACGCTGTTGATACGCACATCTATATTCTTATACGCCGCTTCAGCAGCCATCAGCTCTCTGGCTATCTGCCCACTCGTTACGGCGCCATAGCTGTCGCCAATATCACCATACAGCAGAATGCAGCAGGTGTCTTCCCCAGGGATAATGTTGAAAAATCTATTCATTCGCTTTTTTGATGCAAAGGTGGGAGATTTTCCACAAGTTTGCAAATTGCCTTTTTATCATACATCACTTATAGTCAAATGATTACACTATAAATTTTTATCATGCCGACACGATTTGCAAACACCATAAAAACAAGCCACCTTTGCAGTATATTTTTATAAAATGGCAAAGGATTTAAGCAATACGCAGAAGAAAGAGTGGGCAAAAACGCTCTATCTCAAGGAGAATCTCACACAGCAGGAGATAGCCGACCGTGTAGGGGTGTCCCGTGCCACCGTCAATCGGTGGATTGCCGAAGGCAAATGGGAGGAACAGAAGGTCGGACTCACGCTTACCCGTGAGGAGCAGGTGGCTAACCTCTACCGACAGGTAGCCGAGATAAACAGGAAAATAGCAGAAAAGCCGGAGGGAGAGCGTTTCGCAAGCAATGCCGAGGCCGACATTCTCGGCAAGCTGTCTGCCGCTATTCGAAAGATGGAGACCGATGTCGGCATTGCCGATGTTATCAGTGTGCAGACTAAGTTTATCGAGTTCCTGCGACCCATAGATCTCAACAAGGCAAAGGAAGTTACCGGGCTGTCGGATGCCTTTATTAAGTCGCTCCTCTAAACATCAACCTTCAACAACCTACAATATGAAGCAAGCAGACAGAAACGCACTGCTCGACTGGGAGAAGTATCGTCAGGACATCATGCGTGCCACGCCCGTTGATAAGGAGATGAGCGTGGCAGAGCGAGAGAGGCATCGCCTTTACCTGGAGGCTCACCCCATAGAGTGGATAGAATACTTCTTCCCCAACTATGCCAAGTATGAGTTTGCCGACTTTCAGAAAAGGGCAATCCGCCGTATGATTGCGAACGACGAATGGTACGAGGTACTCTCATGGTCACGTGAACTCGCCAAGTCCACCATCACCATGTTCGTTGTCATGTACCTTACCCTCACGCACCGAAAGCGCAATATCATTCTCACTTCCAACAGCAAGGACAATGCCATCCGCCTGTTGGCTCCATATCGTGGCAACCTTGAGGCCAATGGGCGCATCCTCGCCTATTATGGCCGCCAACAGTCTATAGGAGCGTGGACGGAGGACGAGTTCATCACCAAGGGAGGTGTCGCCTTCCGGGCCATCGGTTCCGGACAGTCGCCTCGTGGTTCGCGTAACGAGGCTATCCGTCCGGATGTACTGCTCGTGGACGACTTCGATACCGATGAGGATACCAAGAACCCCGACATCATTCAGAAACGGTGGGAGTGGTGGGAGCAGGCCCTTTATCCAACACGCTCTACATCAGAGCCTACGCTGATAGTCTTTTGTGGTAACATCATCGCTAAGGACTGCTGTATCACACGCGCAGGAGAGATTGCAGACCACTGGGACATCATCAATATCCGCGACAAAAACGGAAAAAGTACATGGCCGCAGAAGAACACCGAGGAGCACATCGACCGCACGCTCTCAAAAATTTCCACGCTCTCACAGCAGCACGAGTATTTCAACAATCCTATTTCTGAGGGAGAGATATTCAAGCAGGTGGTCTATGGAAAGGTGCCTACGCTATCCAAGTTCAAGTTCCTCGTTATCTACGGCGACCCTGCTCCTGGTGAATCGAAAGGGAAGAAGGGAAAATCCTTCAAGGCGGTCATGCTCCTGGGAAAGAGGGACGGCAAGCTCTATGTCATCAAGGCACGCCTCGCACAGGCACTCAATGCCGAATTCATCGACTGGTATGTGCAGCTGCTCGAATACGTGGCTGGGCGTAGCACCGTATATTGCTGGATGGAAAACAACAAGCTCCAGGATCCGTTCTTCCAGCAGGTATTTCGACCGCTCGTCCGAAAGGTGAGAAAGGAGAAAAACATCACGCTCTACATTCAGGGCGATGAGGAGAAAAAGACCGACAAGGCCACGCGCATCGAGGCAAACCTTGAGCCCATGAACAGGGAGGGCAACCTGATTCTCAATGAGGAGGAACGGGACAATCCGCACATGAAGGAACTCGAAGACCAGTTCAAACTCTTTACGCTCTCACTCAAATATCCTGCCGACGGTCCCGATGCCGTTGAGGGAGGAAACCGAAAAATCGACCAGACGGCACAGCGGAACGAACGTCCGCTCACTCTGTCCCGCAAAAGCGTAAGAACAAAAAACAAATACAGAATATGAGCCAGTTTATAGACATAAAAGACTATGATGCAAGCCTGCACCGCGAAATCCTCGATGCGCTTGTAAGAGACGACGAGACACTCGTCGAGATTTGCGAGGACAGGGCCATTGCCGAGATGCGAGGCTACCTGTCCAAAAGGTACGACTGCAATGCTATCTTCTCCACAACAGGCAAGAAGCGCAACCAGCTCATTCTGATGATGGTCATTGACATTGCCGTGTACCACATCTTCTGCATACACAATCCGCAAAAACTCTCACAGGTGCGTAAAGACCGCTACGAAAGAGCGGTAGAATGGATGAAGGCCGTAGCAAGCGAGGAAGTTTCCATCGACGGGGCACCGCTCCTGCCAGAGGAGGAGAGGGCGAAGAAGGCGGAGCTGATGTTCAAGAGCAATCCAAAACGAATAAACAGATTATGATATGAGCAGAAAAAATAAAGAACAGAATATTAAGGGACGTATCACCGTAAGTGGCAATGTACCCCGTCCGGGACAGCGACAGCCAGCCATCATTCGTATCACGCAGCCCAAGCGTTTCAATATTGATACGGCAGACTTTATGATGGCGGTCAAGGCTGCCGAGAATGTTGATTATGCACAGCGAACAAAACTCTACGACCTTTACGCTGACATACTGCTCGACACCCACCTGTCGAGTGTCATCGAAAAACGCAAGAATGCAGTGCTGTGCTCTGCCATAGAGTTCCAACGCGATGGAAAACCCGATGACAGCATCAACGAGCAAATACTGTCACCGTGGTTCTACCGCTGTGTGGCGGACATTCTCGACGCTCGCTTCTGGGGCTTCTCGCTCATGCAGTTCTTCAAGAGCGGAGAATGGATAGACTACGATCTCGTACCACGGAAACATGTGGAACCCGTGAGGAAACTCATACTGCAATATCAGACTGATATTCACGGCACACCCTGGGAAGAGTTCGCCGACCTGCTCTTCGTGGGCAACGACGCCGACCTCGGACTGCTCGCCAAGGCAGCCCCATGGGTCATCTACAAGCGCAACACCACAGCCGACTGGGCACAGTTCTCCGAGGTGTTCGGAATGCCTATTCAGGAATATATTTACGATACCGACGATGAGGAGGCACGCGCAAGGGCACTCAACGACGCCAACTCCATCGGAGCCCTCGCCACCTTCATTCATGGCAAGGACACCGAGCTGCAGCTGCGGGAAGCAGGTAACAAGACAGGTACTGCCGATGTCTATGAGCGTCTTGTAGAGCGTTGCAACAGCGAAATTTCAAAGCTCATTCTCGGCAACACACTCACCACCGAGTCATCTGAGAATGGTACACAGGCACTCGGAACAGTGCATAAGAAAGTGGAGGACAATGTAGCCAAGGCCGATAGGGAATATGTTCTCAATGTACTCAACTATGATATGACCGACATCTTCTCCCACATGGGTATTGACACCTCCGGGGGCAAGTTCTGCTTCCCGGAAAAGAAGGATGTCGATGCCAACACTAAGATGTCCATTCTCACACAGTTGCGAAACACGTTCTGCCTCCCCGTCGATGATGACTACCTCTACGAGGAGTTCGGCATAGAAAAGCCAAAGGACTACGACCTGCAGAAGCAAAGACAGGAAGAGGACAGAAAAGTGCGACAGCAGGCATTACTACAGCCAAAGAAAGAAGAGGAAGAGGGTACGAAGGAGGAACAAACCTCAAGCTCCAAACCGCAAAGTTCAAAGCTGAAAGACCACCTGCGCGCTTTTTTCGCCAAAGCCCCGCGCCGCGGGGCTCGTTTAGACTGGTAGTCAATCAGACCTACTTCGATGCGGACGACGCACCGGCTGCCGGTCTGCAATTCGATGAGGACTTGCTTGTAAGGGCCCTCGGTAACATCTACCGAAAGAAGTTCAATGTCAAGACTGAGATAGAACCGCTGCTCTATGGAGCTGTGAGCGGCATATTTCGGCAGGCTGCCGATGAGGGATTCCAGCCACGCACGGCGACCGATCCCGACCATGATTTCTATGAGCAGCTCCAACATTCCACTGAGATATTCTCAGCTTTCAAGGTGCATCGCGCGCAAAACGATATGGCAGCACGGATGCTCGACTCAAATGGCGTTCTGAAACCGTTCAATCAGTGGCTGAAGGAGGTCATGCCCATCGCCTCGCACCAGTGCGGCGCATGGCTCAAGACGGAATACGACACAGCCGTCATACGGGCACATCAGGCTGCCGACTGGCAGCAGTTCCGCCGTGAGGCCGACGTGCTGCCAAATCTCAAATGGATGCCTTCCACAAGCGTTCACCCCGGCGAGGACCATCGGCACTACTGGGGTACCGTCCGCCCCATTGACGATGATTTCTGGAA